GTCAAGGAACAGAAAGTTATATAGATTTAGCAGATGTTCAAAAGTGCAAAGTTTCAAATATAGACTGGAAGGGTAGAGTTGTATATTTAGGATTAGACTTGTCACAAACAAATGATAATACTGCAATTGGAATGGTAAGTGCAGATGATGATAATAACATTTTATTTGATAGTATTGCATTTATTCCAGAAGGTAGAATTGAAGAAAAGAATGCATTTGAAAAAATAGATTATAAATCGTTCATAAGAGCAATGAAATGTATAGCCTGTGGAGATAAAGTTATAGATTATGCAGTAGTAGAAGATTTTATAATGAATATAGAATCTAAATATGGAGTTCAAGTCCAAGCAATAGGATATGATAGATTTAATTGTATGAGTACAGCACAAAAACTAGAAAGAGCAGGATTTAATACAGTAGAGATAAGGCAACATTCAAGTGTATTACATTCACCAACTAAATTATTTAAAGAAAAGATATTAAATGGTGAAGCAAAATATACTGAAAACAAATTATTAGAGATTAACTTTCAAAATGCCAAATGCACTTATGACACCAATAAAAATTTATATGTGAATAAGAAAAAATCTAATGGAAAAGTAGATATGGTAGTAGCATTAATAAATGCAATTTACTTATTAGAACAAGATGTATTTTTAAATCAAATGGATTGGTCGGTTCAAGTTTTATAGGAGGTATTATGAATAATTACATAGTTTATAAACATACTTCTCCAAGTGGTAAAGTTTATATAGGAATAACAAGTAAAGTTCCTAGAAAAAGATGGAGTAATGGCAATGGTTATTTAAACAATGATTATTTCACAAAGGCAATAAAAAAGTATGGATGGAATAATTTTAAACATGAAATTTTATATATTGGCTTATCTAAAGTAGAAGCAGAACAAAAGGAAATAGAATTAATTGCATTTTATAAAAGTGATAAAAATGATTATGGCTATAATATTCAACATGGTGGAAGTTCAGTAGGAAAACATTCAGAAGAAACTAAAATAAAAATAGGAATTGCTAATAAAGGAAGAATGCCTTGGGATTATGGAAAACACCATAGTAAAGAAACAAGAGAAAAAATAAGTAAAAATCATTTTGGAATAAAGCCAAATGAAGAAACAAGATTAAAAATGAGTGTTGCAAAAAAAGGTAAAAAACAAAGTAAAGAACATATAAATAAAAAAGCAAAGTCATGTAGTAAAAAAATAAAGTGTTATGAATTAAATAAAGAATTTCCAAGCATAACAAAAGCATCAGAAATAACAAAAATTTATAAAAATTCAATTTCAAATTGTTTAAAAGGTAGAACTATGACTGCTGGTGGTTACCATTGGGAATATGTAAATTAGTCCAAACAATTTAGAAAAAAAATACGAAAAATAAACTATAAAAAGATAATATAATGAAAATGAAATAGAGATAGTTCCCCTCAAGAAAGGTTAATTATGAAAATAGCGATAGATAAAAATTCAATTAGTGCAGTTAGACCAAACAATGAATATATCTATTTATTTGATGATGAATCACTAGAAGTATTAATGAATACAGGATTACATTGTATTTATTATAAGCATTGTAATTTTGTAGATATTAACTTAACTGATTATGATGTTGACTGCATAAAAAAAGCAAAAGTAACTGATAAAGATTATGATATACTTCCAAAGAAAATAGATTATAAGTTCGCAATAATAATTCCAAATTGTAATAACAATCATGGATATTATAATGGTAAAACTTTTTTACAAAATTGTATTGAAAGTGTATTAAATCAAACATATAAGAATTTTGAATTAATAATAGTAGATGATATGTCGACAGATACATCTGTTCAAACCATAGAAAGTTATCGTAATTTTGAAAACATTAATAAAATACATTTGATTAAAAATAGAAGAAAAAGATACAATGGTGGTTCAAGAAATGTTGGAATAGAATATGCACTTGATAATTTAGAATTTGATTATTTTTGTTTCTTAGATAGTGATGACTGGTGGATAAATAATGAAGTTTTAAAAAAAATTAATTATAGATTATATAATCATGAGTTAATGACATTAGGAGTTCAAACAATACATAACATTAACGAAAATCATCATACAAGACTTAATGAAGCAAAATGCTATGAAGATTTATGGTCATTAAATAATAATGTTTGGTGTACTGCATGGGCTAGAGTAATAAGAAAAGATAAAATAGTTTATTTTTGTGAAGATACATTAATGGAAGATAGAGTGTGGACTTATAGACTAGCAGATAATATTAATTTTGAATATGTAATAAATTTAAAAGAAATATGTTACTGTTGGAATAGAACCAATACAACAAATAGTGTATCTCAAGTAAGAAATGATTATTGGAATGCTAGTGCATATTGTCATATAGGACACCAATTACAATTAATAAGTCAATTAAAGCATAAAGAGATGATACCTATATTAGAAACAAGAATACAACAATGTAAAACCAATGCTAATCAAGGTATATATTCACAGGATTAGGTGGTAATATGATAAAAGTATTTACGACAGGGACATTTGATATTTTACATTATGGTCATATTAATTTATTAAAAAAAGCAAAAGAAATGGGAGATCATTTGATAGTAGGACTTAATGTATTAAAAAATGGTAAAGAAACATATTACTCTTATGAAGATAGAAAAAGAATGTTAGAAGCAATTAAATATGTAGATGAAGTAGTTCCAATTTTAAATCAAGAAGATAAATATATTTATTTGCAAGGAGCAGATTTATTTGCAATAGGTAGTGATTATATAGGATACGATGACATCAAAGAAATAACAAAATATTGTGTAGTTGTATTTATAGATAGAACACCTGATGTTAGCACAACACAAGTTAAAAAAGATATGATTAAATATAAAAGAATAGTAGTAGATGTTGATGAAACATTATGTGTTGTAATTAATAGAGATTTTGCAAATGCTATTCCTATACAACCAGTAATTGATAAGGTAAATGAATACTATGATAAAGGATATGAAATAGTTATAAACACTGCAAGAGGTCAAAATAGTTGTAAAACACCAGAAGAAATGCAAAAGAAATATGGACAAGTAACTAAAGAATGGCTTGAAAAAGCAGGTGTTAAATATCATAAATTGGAAATAGGATATAAACAAAATGCTGATATGTATGTTGATGATAAAGCAATAGATCCTGATGCATTTGTTAGAAAGAGAGTTTTATAATGCAGTATATTATAATGGCAGGTGGTAAATATGATAAGTTTAAAACACCTAAACAGTTATTAAAAGTAAATGGAGAAACAATAATAGAAAGAACTATAAGACTTTTAAAAGAAAATGGAATTGAAGATATAGCAATAAGTACAGATAACCCAGCATTTGATTATTTAGAAGTAAAAAAATTAAAACACGAAAATAGTTTTATACATGAATATAAAAATGAAAAAGCAAAAGGATGGTGGCTAGATGCTTTTTATCCTACAAATAAATCAACTTGTTATATTTGGGGAGATGTATATTTTAGTGATAAAGCAATAAAGACCATTATAAAAACTAAAACAGAAGATATAGAATTATTTGGTTCAATGCCACCATTTGCAGATAATTATCTTAAAAAATGGATAGAACCATTTGCTCTTAAAGTAGCTAATACAGACCATTTATGGGCTTCGATAAAAAAGACAAAAGAACTTGCTTTAGAAGGTAAAACATGGAGAGAAAATCCTATCATTTGGGAATTATGGACAGTTATTAAAAATGTTCCATTACAAACTAAGGCAGATGAATATATTTATAATTACACACCAATAAATGACTATACAACTGATATCGATGATATAGAAGATGTAATAAGAATAGAAAATAGTTTAAAATTAGGAGGTGAAATTAAAATGATAAAAGTAAAAGCTTTAAGAGAATTTACCTATGGTGATTTTAATAAAATAACAAATCTTGTAAGATATGACATTAATAAAAACGAGAATGGTAGATTATATGAAAAAGATATATTTGAATGCACAAAGGAAATGGCAACATATTTAACAGGTGGATGTGGATATGTATTAGTAAAAGTTATTGAAGTCATACCAGAAGAAGTAATTGAAGAACCTAAAAAAGAAGCAACAATAGAATATACAAATGAAGAAGTAAGTCCAAAATCAGCAATAAAGAAAACTAAAAAGACAAAGAAAAAATAAATGCATAAAGGAGGTGAAACATGGGATTATTTGATAGATTTAAAAAAAGAGATGACACACCTGAAACTACAACTCAAATAGCTGAACCTTCAACTCAAGTAGCAACTGATGTATTATTACAAGCCTTATTAAATAGTGAATCTATTACAAGAGAACAAGCCTTAACATTACCAGCAGTAAGTGGTGCAGTAAGTCTAATTTCAAATATGATAGCAAGTATGCCAATAAAACTTTATAAATATAAACAAGGTAAAGTAGAACATATAGAAGATGATCCAAGAGTTCGATTACTTAATGGAGATACTGGAGATACATTGGATGCATGGCAATTAAAACATGCATTAGTTGAAGATTATCTTATGGATAAAGGTGGATATTGCTATATAAGAAGAAATAGAAATGAAGTAACTGGACTATTTTATGTAAAACCTATATATGTTCAAACAATACCTAATTTCAAGCCAATATTTAAAGATTATCAAATTTTAGTTTTAGGTGAAGAACATTATAAACATGAATTTATAAAACTTTTAAGAAATACTCAAGATGGAGCAACTGGTGTAGGTTTAACACAAGAAGTAGGACAAGCTATAGAAACTGCATATAATACACTTTTATATCAATTAAATATGGTCAAAAGTGGTGGCAATAAAAAAGGATTTCTAAAATCACAAAGAAAGCTAGGACAAGATGAAATAAATATATTAAAACAAGCATGGAATAATTTATATGCTAATAACAAAGAAAATGTTGTTGTATTAAATAATGGTTTAGAGTTTCAAGAAAGTTCAAATAATGCAGTAGAAATGCAAATGAATGATAGCAGAAAAACTTTAAATGATGAAATTAATAATTTATTTCATATATATCCTAATGATTTTTATGAAACTTTTAAACAAGCAATATATCCTATAACAAAAGCCTTTGAAACTGCTTTAAATAGAGATTTACTATTAGAAAAAGAAAAGAAAAATATGTTCTTTGAATTTGATATAAAAGAAATTATAAAAGCAAATGTAAAAGAAAGATATGAAGCCTATAAGATAGCAAAAGAAACAGGATGGTTATCCTTTAATGAAATAAGAAGAATGGAAAACATGAATTATATAGAAGGTTATGATGTTGCTAATGTTGGATTAGGAGCAGTTTTATATGATTTCAATAATCATTCATACTATACACCAAACTCTGATACAGTAACAAGCCCAAGTGATGGAGTAGAAACTGGAGAAGAAAGTAAAACAGATGAAAGTATAAAAAATGTATTAACTTCTAAACTTTTAGATACTGAATTTGAACAAAGTGGAAACTCAAGCGATGCATAAAGGAGGTGATGTGAATGGAAGTCAGAGTAAAACAAGATAGTGTTGAAATAGAAGGATATGTCAATGCAGTTGAAAGAAACTCTAAACCTTTAATGAGTAGAGTAGGACAATTCATTGAAAGAATTTGTAAAGGTGCATTTAAAAAAGCATTAAGAAGAAATGATGATGTTCATATTTTACTTAATCATAACTGGGATAGAGATTTAGGTTCAACTAAACAGGGGAATCTTGAACTAGAAGAAGATAATATAGGACTTCATGCAAAAGCAACTATAACAGATCCAGAAGTTATAGAAAAAGCAAGAAATGGAGAATTAGTTGGTTGGAGTTTTGGATTTCAAGATAGAGAAGTAGAAAACACTATTGAAAGAGGAATGCCATACAGAGCAGTTAAAGATTTAGATTTAGCAGAAGTATCTATACTAGATAAAAGAAAAAAACCTGCATATGATGGAACATTAATAATGGCAAGAGATGATAATGAAGAATTACATTTTAGAGGTGAAGATTTTATTGATGAAGTAACCATAAGAGAAGAAAATGCACAAAATAATGAAAATAATGTGCAAAATGAAAAATTGGATAATGAAATGAAAAATAATGAAGTGCAAGAAATAGAGCCTAAACAACAAGAAGAAGTTGTTGAAACAATAGATTATTCTAAATATGAGAATATGATTAAAGAAATGAAGGAGGAAAAATAAATGGAAAAGGAATTAATTGAAAAGAAAAATGACTTTATAACAAGAGCAGATGAAGTTCTAAATAAAGCCAAAGAAGAAAAAAGAGAACTAACAGAAGATGAAGCAATGGAACTTGCTGAAATAAGAGATAATGTTAGAAGAATTATGAAAACACTAGAATTGAAAGGAGAATTTGATAAAATGGAAGGTCAAGCATTAGAAAAAGAAGGTTTACCTAAAGATGAAGAAGAAAGAAAGTGTGGAGATAAAGAAGAAAGAGCATTAGAAGAAGAAAAAGCATTTGAAAGTTATATAAGAGGTACAGTTCTTAATGAAAGAGCAACAAATTTAACACCTGCATCAAATAGTGGTGGAGTATTAATTCCAACAACTATTGCAAATCGTATCATTAAAAAAGTTTATGATATGTCACCAATACTTGAAAAATCAACTAAATACAATGTTAAAGGAAAATTAGAGTTACCATACTATGATGAATCTACTCAATCAATTACAGTTGCATGGGCTACTGAATTTCAAGATTTAGAAAGCAATGTTGGTAAATTTACTAATATAACTTTAACAGGTTATTTAGCAGGAGCATTAAGTTTAGTATCTCGTTCATTAATCAACAATGCACAATTTGATATTGTAGCATTTGTAGTTGATAGAATGGCTTATGATATACATAGATTTATTGAAAATGCATTATTAAATGGTTCAGGAAGTGTTACAGGTTTATCAACAGTAAGTAATGTTGTAACTACTGCAAGTGAATCTGCTATAACTACTGATGATTTAATTAAGGTTCAAGGAAAAATTAAAGATGTATTTCAAGGTAATGCTATTTGGATTATGAATGAAAGTACAAGAACTGCAATTAGACAATTAAAATCTCAAACTGGTTCATATTTACTAAATGAAATTTATGATTTATCTTCACCATTTAAAAATACTTTATTAGGAAAGCCAGTATATGTATCTGATAATATGCCAGAAATAGAAGCAGGAAAGAATGTTATTTACTATGGTGATATGTCAGGATTAGCAACTAAATTTAGTGAAGATATTAATATTGAAGTTTTAAGAGAAAAATATGCTACTCAACATGCTTATGGTATTGTTGGATGGTTAGAATTTGACTCAAAAATTGAAGACCCTCAAAAAATTGCATCTCTTAAGATGGCTGGAACTACACCAAGTGTGTAATTAATATTATTTGTTGTTTAGGCAGAACTCCAACAAAAGAAAGGAGTAACTATGAATAATATAAGTAAAATAAGTGATATAACTTATTCTGATATAGCAAATTATATTAGATTAAGTGAAGTATCAGAAAGTGACCAAAATTATTTAACTACATTAATAAACATTTCTAAAGATTATATATTAAACTATACTGGCATAAATGAAAATGATTTAGATAATTATACAGATTTAATTATAGTTGTCTTTGTATTATGCCAAGATATGTACGATACAAGAGCAATGTATGTTGATAATTCCAACCTAAATAAAGTTGTTGAAACTATACTTGGTATGCATCAAAATAATTTACTACCAAATGGTGAAGTAAATGATTGATGCAGGTAAATATAATAAAAAAATTACAATATATCAAGTTATAGAAACAGAAGATAGTCAAGGATTTCCAATAAAAACAGAAGTAGTAATATTACAACCTTATGCCAAAGTAAAAACCACTAGAGGATTTACTTTAATAGCAAATAATAGTGATTTTGAAAAAGCATATACAAATTTTACAATAAGATACTCAAAGACAGTTGAAGATGCTTATTATAATAGTCAAACATCAAACAGGGATATGTTGATAGCATTTAATAATAAAACATATTCAGTTCAATATTTAAATAATATTGATGAATTAAATGTAGAAATTGAAATGCAATGTAAAGAAGTGATGAAATAATGGCAAAATTCAAATGTGAATTACCTACTCAATTAATAAATGAACTTACTAAATTGGAACAGAATACACCAAAGATGATGGAAGAAATGACACAAGCAGGAGCAGAAGTTGTTATGCAAAATGTCAAATCCAATATGAAGTCAAGTTTTAAAGATAGTGCTAAACTAGAAAAATATTTAAAAGTAACTAAAACATATAGAACAAAAGATGGAAGTGTAAATACCAAAGTAGGATTTTATGGTTATCATAAAAAAGGTTCTAAATCATTTAGTATAACTTCAAAAAAAGGAACAACTTATTCATATGATGGTATTCCTGTTCCATTAATAGTAAGAGCAAGAGAATTTGGTTCATCTAGTGGTGAAGCAAAAAAACCATTTTTTAGAAAGTCTTTTAATAAATCACAAATAGAAAGTGAAATGTTAAAAGTTCAAAAGAAATATATTAAGGAGTAAACATGAATGAATTAATACAATCAATTTTTACTGATTTTTATGTTGATGGTGTAAGTATTCCAGTAAAATTTTTAAGGTATGATGGTAAATCAACTACTTATGTAACATATATGGAAACTAATATAGATAATTCTTATGCAGGAGATAACGAAATTTTAGGTTATGTATTATATTATGATTTTGATATTTATTCAAAAGGAAATTACTTTAATATAGTTAAAAAAATTAAAAAAATAATGAAAGATAATGGTTTTATATGGCAACCAAGTAGAACTTCACAAGATATGTATGAAGATGATACTGGTTACTATCATAAAACCTTATGCTTTGCAAAAGAAAGACAAGAAATAGAAGATTTAATGCCAAGTGTATAAGAAAGGAGTGAATCTTAATGGCTAAAATAGGTTTAAATAATTTTAGATATGCAGTAGCAACAATAAATGAAACAACTGGAGCAATATCATATGGAACAGTGAAAAAACCCGGAAAAGCAGTTAGTTTTAGTTTTGAACCTACTACAAGTGATGCAAAACTATATGCAGATGATAGTCTAGCAGAAAGTGATAACAGAGTTACTGGTGGAACTTGCACTATGGGAATTGATAGATTAGATGCAGAAACACTAGCAGAAATTTTAGGACATGATTATGATAGTGATACTCAAGAAGTTGTTTCTAATGTAAATGATATAGCACCTTATGTTGGTGTTGGTCGTATAGTTAGAATTATGGTTGATGGTACTCAAATGTTTAGAGCAACATTTTTAGCACAATGTAAATTTGCAGAACCAAGTGCAGATGATAATACAATGGGTGAAAGTGTAGAATTTTCAACTTATGAATTATCAGGAACAGTTGTTGTTCCAACAGATGGAAACTGGAGAAGGGAAAAATTATTTACATCTCAATCTGATGCAATAAGTTACTTAGAAGGATTATTTAGTCCATCTGTAAGTGTGTAAACCATTAATGGGGTGGGGTTAATACCCATTCCATTTTTTTATTAAAGGAGGAAATGAAATGAAAAGTAATGTAACATATATAGAATATAAAGGACAAAAATATGATGTAGTTTTTGATATGAATGTAATTGAAACTTTACAAACAAAATATGGGAGTTTTAATAAATGGTCTGAATTAATTCAACCATCAAAAAAAGGAGAAGAATGTAATATTGAAGCCTTAAAATTTGGATTTTGTGAAGCAATAAATGAAGGTATAGATATAGCAAACGAAGATAGAGAAGAAAAACATGACTTTTTAACATTAAGACAAGTTGGAAGAATTATAACAGATTTAGGATTAAGAAATATAAATGAAAAAATACAAGATGCAGTCATAGAAAGTACAAAAAGTGAAGAAAAAAACATATAATTCCTGATGAAGAAGATGATGAAGATACAACAATAGATTTTACATGGATCTACTTCATTGGGAGAACTAAATTAAATTTAACTACTAAAGAAATAGGAAGATTAACTTTTAAATTGTTTTTTCAATTATATCAACATTATAAAAATGATTTTGATAAAGAAATGTTAATGAGAGCATCAAATACAACCTATAAAAAACTAAAAGAAAAAGCAGAAGAAAGTGATAAATGGTTCTAAAGGAGGTGATTATATGGCAGGATTTGGTTCAAGTATTAAACTAGATGGAGAAAGTGAATATCAAAGAGCCTTAAAACAAATAAATCAAAGTTTAAGAGAAGTTGGTTCTGAAATGAAGGTTGTATCATCTAGTTTTGATAAAAATGATAAATCAACTCAAGCAATGGCACAAAAGTCAGAAGTATTAAATAAAGCATTAGAACAACAACAAGCAAAATTAAATGTATTAAAAAATAGATACAATGAAATAAATGCTACCTATGGTAAAAATTCTGTTGCACAACAACAATTAACTGCAGAACTTACTAAGGAAAAAGCAAAACTTGATGAAATAGGTTCTACACTTGGAAAAACATCAAAAGAATATCAAGACCAAGAAAAAGTTGTAAATCAATTGGAAGATAAACAAGTTCAATATAATAATGCAGTATCAAAAGCAAAAACAGAAATGAATCAAGCACAAGCAGAAGTAAATAAAACCACTAAAGAACTTGATGAACTTGGAAAAGTAGAAGATGATGTTACAAAAAAGACTAAAAGTGCAGGTGATGGATTTACAGTATTCAAAGGAATACTTGCAAATTTAGGAACACAAGCAATTAATAGTGCTATTAATGGTTTAAAATCAATGGGTAGTGCTTTAGTAAGTGTTGGAAAACAAGCAATAGAAAGTTATGCAGATTATGAGCAATTAGTAGGTGGTGTAGATACATTATTTAAAGAAAGTTCTAAAACAGTTCAAGAATATGCTAATAATGCCTATAAAACTGCAGGATTAAGTGCTAATGAGTATATGGAAACTGTAACAAGTTTTAGTGCATCATTAATCCAATCATTAGGTGGAGATACAAAAAAAGCATCTGAATATAGTAATAGAGCAATTATAGACATGTCAGATAATGCTAATAAAATGGGTACTGATATTGGTATGATCCAAAATGCATATCAAGGATTTGCTAAACAAAATTATACCATGTTAGATAACTTAAAACTAGGTTATGGTGGTACTAAAACAGAAATGGCAAGATTAATATCTGATGCATCAAAATTAACAGATGTACAAAAAGAACTTGGAATAACAGTAGATGCTAATGATATGTCATTTGGAAATATAGTAAATGCAATAAGTGTAGTACAAAAGGAAATGGGAATAATGGGAACTACTTCAAAAGAAGCAAGTTCAACAATAAGTGGTTCTGTAAATTCTATGAAAAGTGCATGGGG